CATACACTTTCCAATAATTCTACTACCTAGTCATAATGTTGGATTTGTTAAACGCCAGTTGTTCAGAATATTATCAGGTCTTTCCCATTTACCGCTTTCGTCATGAACTAAAAGTTTTAACTTTTCCCCATCATAACTATTGTCCCCAGTATTTTTCCAGTCAATAGTTGTATCAAGCCCTTCAAGCTCCATCAACTGTTCATTGGAATCTAATTTCCTTCTGGTTAATTTTGATGCTGGTACACGATAAGCCAATTCTGTTTTTGGTCTATCCATACCATCTTGTATTGGTTTGAAAAAGAAAGGATAGTTAACTGAAATTGGTACAACCTTGTCGGTGAACATTTTTTTAGCATCCGCTCCAGACTTTGATAATACACCAAATCTAGAGTCACTGGACATAGTAGCTTGGTTTACAAGCTCTGAGGAAGACATAAAAGAAAATCCGGAACGTCTATTTTTTAAATAACACATTCCATAACATCTTGGATCTGCTTTGCAGGCTTCCCAAAATATAAAAAACAATCTGTTTGATTCCCTGAAGTCAGGTGCACCTACGTCAATTTTACTCCATTGTAAGTACATGTAATGCGTTCCAGTTATATATGTTGGTTTGCCATTGCTATAATAGAAAAAACCTTCATCCCTGTATTTAAACTCATTATCTATATAATCATACCATCTCTCTTTAAAATGATCTGGTTGTTTATTCCAATCAAAAACACTTTTTAATTTATCCAGTTCTTTCGGATAAGCAAATTGTTCCCAATATTGTTCTTCTTTATTTTCCGATCTTTTATATACATTCTCTTCCAATGGCAATGCAATCTTTAGATTCTGTATTTCATACACTTCTCCAATCTTGCCGGTTTTACTAATGATAACCATATCATTATCTTTGTCATAACCGTATTTCCATTTTTTATTACGATTACCTTGGTCCAAAGTTTTCTTTGTTATATAACCAGGTAATATCTTATATAAAGTTTGCTCGTACATTATTTAGATCTCCCTTCTGCAAAACCTTTAAATACTTTTTGAGTAGTATCTGTTTTAGCAAGTTCCTCGTCATTAATCAATTTTTCCTCCATTTCAATACGAGTTAGTATTTCAAAAGCGTCAAATATTGCTAACTTTTTAGTAGCGGCCGCATTTTTCAATCTATCTGCTGATATATCATCACCACTATCTATAATTGCCTCCTCTGCTACTTTGACTAATTCCTCAACTGCTCTTCGCCCAGCTCGGATTATACTCAACTTCGTTTCCTTTGTACTCATATTTAATTACAATATCATTTGATTTCATACAATACAATCGCTGGTCATCTATTACAAATTCAAATTCACCAAACGGCTTATAGCCGACAAGGTCTCCAGGATTGATTTTAAGCTCATTTAAGGAGCTATTTCCATATTTTAATATACCAATATGCTTTTGTTCTTTATTTAGCTTTAAATAGTCTGTATTTTTAATAGGTTTAACAAAACAACAATCACCAAATGATTTCCATTCAGCATTGGTTTTGTATAGATATATTTGATCCGCATCACAAAAATATAAATCTTCTGTGAAATATGCTCTACTATTTTTTTGTTCTCCTTTCATTCCATAGAATCTTCGGAAAACATTGTGGTGTATTACAATTGTATCGCCAACCTTTATGTCGGTTTCGAATGCGAGTGGCACTGCAACAACCTTTGCTAAATTATTTACAGCTTTAAAAGTTTCTATTTTGGTATTTATAATAAGTTCTTTACCGTCTACGTCAATAGTATTATCGTATCTTTGTCCTAACGGTGTAACTATAAAACTAAATAAACTTTTCATCAATATTCAAGATCGTATTCAACGGATATAGCCATGTTTGCATTAAACTTTTTCCACGGCATAACTTCCTCCTCCTTCTTAATATAAATATTATAGGACCTGTCTTCTTCGTCAAATAGAATATGGGAGATCTCATGTCCCCCATATACTACTTGCGCGATAGAATAGTGCATTGCATCATTTTTATAATCAGACCCAATACTAATCTTTCTAATAATAGATCCCATGATTATTCACTTGGAGCATCCAATGGAATGCAATCCCCGGTTTCTAGGTTGATATTAACGGCACCATACTGATTTTCAAGTTCCACCTTAGTTTCTTCAATAACTTTATTCAAGTCCGCCAACGAGTGTAAATACCCGTGCTTCTGCGACTCTAATACACCAATATTGGTCAATATAGAATTAAGGTCTCTTTGTTGGTTACGAATTGTTTCTAACTGTTCTGCTGTTATTTGTTTTACTACTTCCATTTTATTTAATTTAATTGTTTATTAATTTATGATAATGTTACCAATATGCTATAATTTCTGTAGCAGTTGTATCAGTTGCTAAAACATAATCTACGCATATAGGCATAAATGTACCTCTTGGCACGTTATTAAAAGTTATAGTTTCTAACTCGCCATTAAACTTCGGCATCACTACAGTTACCTTACACAATTCGCCAGCCGCATTGCCAATATATAATGCGGCTTTTTGCAAATTGTTTTCTGGTAAAATTTCATCCGAGGGCACAATAATTTGCGCTCTTGTGGCAAAGTCTGGTTGGTTTATAAATGATCCCATATTATTTTCTTTTTGCCTTACCTAAGTTTAATGCAATCTCTTTATCTTTTTGAGTAAATTCAGTAGTTGGTTTAGCCCCTGAGTTTACATTCCAAAAGTTTGCATTGGTTTCGCGTCGAGTATTTACATCACTTACTTTTGCTTCGGATTTTTTAATGGCACTCATGGTTTCTTTTGAACCTGTACGGCCATAATAGGTTTGGCCTCCTGAGCCTAGGATTCTGGTCATGCCTCCCTCTTCAACAACATTTCTTTTAAACTTATTTGCAGAAGCTTCAGAGGTTGTCGGGTTAATTTTAATATCAGCGCGACCTTGATTCTCGTTTGTAAGTTTCTTTTGGTAAGTTTCTACGCCTTGTGTATATTTAGGCGTTGTTGTAATTTCAGTTGGCGGATCTGTATCTTGTCTAAATGTATCTGGTAATCCATTTCCTGTTTTAGGAAAGTTACCTCTTCCGGGTGCTTGGTTATATGCCATGTTATTTATATTACGTATTAACAGGCTTTTTTCATTTTACCCATTGCTTTTTTAGCAACGCTTTTTACAGCTTTACCCACCATAGCTTTTTCTTTTTCCACCATTTTTTTAACTACTTTTTTCATTTTGTTTCAAGTATTTTAATTAAATTACTTCCTAACAATCCCGTTCCTCCAGTAATTAGTATTTTCATTTACTTAAAATTTGCTTAAAAATGTTAATGTTATGATAAATGTCTTTATTAAAATCATAGTTAAATATATCAATATTATCTAATATTTCTTTTTTGTCCCAAATCTTGTTGTCTAAAGTTGTAATCATTATCTAATATTTAATTGGTTTAAGTTATCAAATGTTTCATCCATTTGCAATGCGTTTCTAATTTCTTCGTAGTACATATCTTCTTTATCCCATAAAGATATTAAAGAATCCTTTACTTTAGTTAGTTTGTTGTAAGTAAATGAATCATTCATTGTACTTGCTAAATCAGTTAGCAGTTGTAGTTCTTGTAAAATTTCTGTCTTTGTCATTTTTAATTTGTTTTAGTAATTCTTTTGCTTCTTGTTTTAATCTGTATTGTATTTCAAATATAGTTTCTCTTTTTGGTAAAGGGTTTTTTGAGTATGCCATATTATTCAATTTTATAAATTTTCTTGTAATATTCTTCTGAATTTTTATATCCATATAAACCTTGATTTACACCTGCTGTATTAGCATTCATAATCTGTTGCTTTTCCATTTCAAAAAACTTATAATAATCATTTATAAATTTTCTACCTTCCAAAGTATTTGTATTAAATAAATTTGGATGTTCTTTTTCTAATTGGCTAAATAATTCTTGCATTGCTGTTTTCATTTGTTCTTTGTTTTTAAATTATAAGCAAATATAAACAAGTTATTAATACAAAATACATTTTAGTAAAACTTTAACATTTAAAAAAAGGTAGCTAATTGCTACCCTTATTTCTTAATTCCTGTTGTACTGCTCTAATTTTATCATTTAGCTTTTCATCATTGCTACCTTTTAAATATAGTTGTTCTCTTTTCTTAAGTAGCTGAGTTAATCTAAATTCTAATTCTAATGTTTCAAATACTATTTGTTCAGTTCTATCCATTTTGCTTGTTCTTTTCTTACGTGTGTTAATTCTCTTTCTAAATAATCTATTGCCTTTTCTAAATCTTTTATTTGGTTATCTTTCTTTCTTGCACGTGCTACATATTTAATCACGTTTCCTTCGTTAAAATTCAAATCATAATCTTTTACAAAATCTATTACATCATAGCTTTTGTTATTGTCGTAGTGTTGTGGTTTCATTTCTTAAATCTTTTTGAGTGTTGTGTGTAAAGTTCCATAATCTTTTTGTCTGCTTCGTATTGGTTAAATTCTTTTCTTACGTTATTTTCTTCTAAATAAATTATTCTGTGTAAATCGTTTAAACTGTACTTGCTTATCCAATACTTATTATTTCCTGCAGGAACAATTACATAAGCTAAATTATTTTGGTGGCAAATTCGCATATCATTTAATTCTTGGTATCCAGGATAAAATCTAACTTCTTGCTTTTTAGACATCGATTCGTAAAAATTCTGCTTGTGCATATTCAGCAAACCATTCTTTATTTTCTTTGTATTTATCAATTACCGCATTAATCATTACAAGTTCATCTATAGTAGAAGTTTGCAATTTACTTATAATATCATCTATTGCATTTAAAATGTTTGTAGTCATTTCTGCATCAGTTTTGTAAATTGTTGCATACTCAGTTCTAACAATTTCTTCTAAATCTTTATTTAAAGAGTTAATTTTGTGTTTAATCTGCTGCTTGTATTGTTTTGTAAAAAATAAATTTTCATTTGATTCAAGTAATAATTGCGACAGTAAAACTGATTTTAGGTATTCTAATTGTATTGGGTTTTCTTTCATAATTGTTCTGCTAATTTAATTTGTAAATATGTTACTTCTTTTGCTATTCTATTTGTGTTTGTAAATTGCGTAGTTGCAGGATTCAGATAATTAATTTCCCATATTGGGAATATTTTTAAAAGGTTAAACGAGAATATACCTTGTGGTGTTGAATTAATATACAAAGGAATATCTAAATGCTTTTCACATTCTTCTATCATTGCATCGTACTTTTTCTTTTCAAGTAGTAAAGTATCGTAATGTGCTTTTCTACATTTAAGTTCCAATCTAAATTTAGTATCAGGTGAGTAACAATCCCATCTTGACATTTGATTTTTAGATTTAACCAAATCAGGAAATTTATTTTCCTTTAACCAATTAAATAAATCTTCTTCTTTCCAATTAAGCATCTAACTCATATTCGTTATATACTTTTCTAATTTCAGCTATTCTATCCCGCCAACAAGAACCACAATTTGAATTTTCTAATTTTTTATTAAAAATTCTAAAATAAATATCTATTAATTTGTATTGTTGATTCACGGTTAATTGGTCTTTAACTACAATAAAAAATTCAGTTAAATAGTTATAATCTTCTTCGTTTAAACAATTTGGTTTGTGATACGGGAATAATTTGTTTAGTACTTCTTTTCTTTTATCGCACCCACAATCAGCACCGGTAGCCTTGCTAAACTTTTCTACTACTGCTTTAATTCCTGTTGCCTCTGTGATTTGTTCTATTGTATCACCTAAACCTTGTGCTTTTTTTCTACCTCGTGCCATAATTTTTAGTTTTAATAAATTCCGTTATAATCGTTGTTAATGTAATCCTGGTAATCTTTACCAAATTTTGTATTTAAAATTTCTTTATAATTTTTGATTGAATTAAAAATTGAAATTAAACTGATGTTTGTTTCTTTTGCTATATCCCGCATACTCATATCAGAATCACGGTATAGTTTAAATAGCTTTTCATCATACCAATGCCAATTTTTTATTTCTTCATCTATCAGTAAACAAATATCATTGTAAGCATTGTGTTCATCTAAATTAGAATCATCAAATAAAGTAAATTGTTCATCTATAGAAACTTTATTTACTTTCATTTTCTTGTTATAGTACTGAAAGAATAAACTCTTTAAAGTAAAAAATACATAGCCTTTTCTAACATTGCCTGAAGCATCTATAATCTTTGTAGCATCTGCATACTTGTATAATGCAATGTACGTTTCTTGTACAATATCTTCAGCGTAATCATATTCACCAAACGAATTAATAATTTTAATCCATTCAGCGTGATGTGCTGCTACTTGTTTAAGCCATTTGTTATCCATACAAAAGAAAATGAAATTACGAATAAAAGCACTTGTATTGTGTGTTCAGTTTCATCTTCATAAACATCATCGTTATATAATGCACCAACCATTACACCTTTAATTGGTGTTATAATAATTTCACAGTCTACAAACTGAAATACTATTAAACACAAAGCACAAAAAGCAACAAGAAATAAAATCATATTAAAACATTTTAGCGGTTATACGTGCTTCTTTTCGTTCACGTTCTATTGGTTTAATTCTAAAATTTACTGTTATATCAGTTAGTGTTTCATCTTTATCTTGCAATCCATTCATTAAATCTTCAAGCGCAATATAATCAAATTTAGATTCCAATGCACATAATCGTTCAATTAAACCTAAACTCGTTTGTATGCTTCTAAAATAGTGCAGTAATTCGTTGTTATCACACCACATTAATTCCATACGTGCAGCATCGTTTTGTAATTCCTGAATCTTATTTTTTAGTGTTATCATCTTAAAAAACTCCTTTTAATACATCGTATAAATTACCTTCTACTTGTGGCAAACCTGCCTTATTTACTTTAAAGCTAAAACTTTCAAAACTTGTATTTCTACTTCTTTTACACGATACGGTTACTAATTCTTTGTTAACTGTGTTTAGTTCTAATTGTATTTGTGTTTCTGCCTTTTTTTCTAATGCTGAACCTAAATGCCCTGTAGGTTTATCAGTCCCAAAATTAGAGTGAATAACAGTAACTATATGGCAATTTAATTCCTTTGTCCATTTCATTAGCTTCTGAACAACTGCATTAGATTCTTCTATGTTGTTTACATCGCTACACAAATCAGCTACACCATCAATTATAACCAAACCTATATCTTTACCTTCTAACTTTTTATATAAAACAAATTCAATTAAATCTATTCTTTCTTTAAAATCTAATTGTCTTAATGCATAGGTTAAATATTTTTCATCATTTTTACCTATCATATCAATTGGTCTTCTAAATACTTTTTGAGCGTGAAAAAACGACTGCTCACTATCAAAATGAATAAGGTATTTATTTTCTCTATAACCGGTTAAATCACCACCGTATACTTCTAATTTTTCTTTTAAATAAACTGCACTTAATAAAGAAGTAAAAAATGTTTTTTTGCTTTTTGGTGGTGCTTGAATAAAACTAAAATTTCCATATGTACCTAAAGGAATTGGGTATTCAATACTTCCGTTTTTAGTATCATATGTTTTTGTGCCTAATGATAATGCAGGTAATGGATATGATATTTCTACGTTTGGGTCTACTTTACATTCGTTTTCATAAAATTCTATAAGAAGATTTTTAGCATCTTCATCTAATTGTTTCATATTAATTTGTCTGATTTTTTAAAATTATCAGCTGCCCATAAAGGTTGTAAATTAGTATAATGAAATAAATCACAAAGTTCTTGTTCTGTATTTGCAGATGATAATGGTATAATATGGTCTATGTGCCATTTTCCATAATTTTCCCAATTCATTCCTTCTGTAAACTTTATTTCTATATGTCTTTTTGCTTCTTCAAATGTACAACTTAATAAATTCTGTGTTGTATTGTTCTTTTGCCAATATTTAGATTTAAATGCGCTATTTGTTCTATGTCTTAAATTTTGCTTTAATCTATATAATGAATCTGTTTTTCTTTTAACTATTTCCCAATCCTTTTTAATTTTAGCTATATGTTCTTTGTTGTTTTGTCTATAATTTTTAAAATATAATCTTTGATGTTTACTGTTCAATTTATTGTATTCTTTTATACAATCTTTACATTCAGGTTTAACTCCAAATTTACCTTTTTTTTGTTTGTAAAATTCAGTTAAATCTTTTTCAATATTACATTTTTTACATTTCTTCATATAGTAAAAATAAGGGTAGCTTTTACACTACCCTGTTAAATCTAAAATGGTAAATCATTATCATCGTTTTGGCTTGCGTTAAATTGTTCAGCCATATCGCCGTTTAATCTTCCTGCAGGTTTAGCTTCTTGCTTTACGGCAGTTACTATTTTACCATCACTCCAAACTACTTTACCATTTCCAAGATATGTTTTAGGTTTTTTTGCCTCACGTTCTTCTTGTGTTTGTGAATCAGTTAAAGATACGTTTTGACCCCATTGGTTTGTTTCATCACTAATTGAAATTGTGAAGTTATAAAAAACTGCACCATCTTTGCCAATTACAAATTTCTCTTTTGGTAGTTTGTCTACTCTAATACTTGCGTTTACTAATGTACTCATATTTACTTAATTTTTAAAAGTTCTTCTTTTACTGATTTTGCTAATTTATATTTAACTTCTATGGTTGCAATATTACCACCTTTTTTCAAATATTCAATAGCTTGATTAAATTCAGGTGTATTTTTGTTTAACCACTTTTCTTCTAATGGTTTGCTTTCTTTACCGTGTGAATTAGTAGCATCAGCATCTTGTGTATCATCAATTAGTAACAGGTTACCTAATGCATACTTTTTACCATAACTTGAAGCAGAACCAAACTGTTGTGGAACTTGCATTCCTTTTTGTTGTAAATCTACACCCACAATTGCAGTAGCTTCTATTTCGTTAATTTCGTTATTGTCGTGAATAGTAGCAGTAGAAACAATAATTGGTGTAGTTTCAAATATTACATTTACTTCTTCACGAATCGTAAAATAAACACCGTACTTTTCGTTAAATGGTTTTAAACCTTCTAATATATCTTCAGCACTTCTAAAGTTATATTTACCAAAGCTATTAAATCTACTCTTATTCGACTTAAATTCTACCTGTATTTTAGATAGTTTTTCTGCTAAACTTAATTCTGTTTTAGGCATTGTTTTCTTGTTTTAATTGATAAATCTGTTGTTTGATAATTCTTTTGTAATCTGTTGGGCAATCATCTGCTGCTAACTCGAAGCAGTAAGTTTCTAACTGCGATAATAAATTATTCAATTTGCATACATTTCTTTGTAATGCTTCAATTTGAAATCTTTGATAGTCGATTAAATCTTTCATTAGCTTCTAAAAATTAATTGTAAAATAAAATACATTGCGCATACAAAGCAGAATGTGTATTGGTACTCACGTTTTTGGAAAAAATCCTTAATAAATTGTTTCATAATTTTTTATTTGTTATTGTTTGATGAAGCAAATGTATATCAAAAAAGTATATACTAATTTTTTTTAACAAAACTTTAACACGTAGCAAAAAAAAGGGTAGCTGACACTACCCAATTTTCAAAGAAATAACAAAGAACAGACAAAGTTAATCCAAGTACAGAATTATATTTTATTTTTATAGTATTCTATTTTTTCGAGCAAATCTACATCAGCAAATTTAACTGTTTTCTGCGATAGAGCATACAATTCTTCAGGAAAGTTATTACCATATTTTGAACAAAGATATTTAGTATATAAGTAAATTTCACCTGCACGAAATACATTACACCCTGAACATTGAACATTACAATTTCGTTCATCCCAACGTGTGTTATAATGCCTTCTACTTGCCCAATGACCATTTTGAAGTTTAGACCAATGGTCTTTTTTACCACAAGTTACACAAGTAGCTATATCATCTATAGCATCTTTTTTACGAATATAAATACTAAAAACTTGGTCTAACTTTTTAACTAACGAACTTCTACTTACTTTTTTAGCCATAACATATCGTATATTGCATTTTAAAGCGTTTTAGAACCTTTACTAATATTATCAGCTGCCCACAATGGTTGAAAATTAGTATAATGATTTAATCTAATTACATCTTCTTCTGTTTCAGCAGAAGCCAATGGAATAATATGGTCTAAATGCCATTTACCGTGATTATCAAAATTCATTCCTTTTGTAAATTTTAATGAAATATAATCTCTAAATTCTTCTATTGTGCAACCCAATATATCTTCAGTTTTGGCATTTTTTCTAAATTGATTAATACCACGTTTAAAAGAAGATGTAATTAAACATCTTATATTATATTTAAATTTAAATGTAGAATCATTTTTTCTTTTATTTTTATAATATTCATTAAAATATTGTTTATTTTCTTTTCTCCATTTTTTAAATCTTTTATTACATTTTTCCTTATTTTCTTTTTGATATTCTTTTTGATATACTTTTTGATATTCTTTAATTTTTTCTTTATTTTCTTTTTGATATTCTTTAAAATATTTATTAGCACAACTTTTACAAGTTGTTTGATAACCATCTTTACAAGTTTTATGTTTACTAAAAAACTCATAAGATTTAACTTCATTACATTTATTACAATTTTTCATAAAAAAACAAACCCCTAAATAGTACCGCCAAGTAAACTATAAAGAGGTTGTTAAATTAATATTTTAAATCTTGGCGGATTTATATTACAAATATAATCTTTACTATTATCAATTACACATATAATTTTTAACAATTGTGTTAAAAACTAATTTTTAAATATTGCAATTTTGTAAAAAATAACCTCGAACTTTGCAAAGTACTTTTTTCAAATATGTTTTAAAAAACAAAAAAATATATAAAAACAAAAAAGTTTAATATACTACAAAAAAACAAAATATTTTGCCAATAGCTATGCCTTTATCTTCCTTGTCCTGCATATTGCTTTTTATAGTTCTTAGAAGTTTTTAATTTAGAAGTTTTACTTTTAGCGTGGATATTTGGCCTGTTAATATCACGTTCAACTTTTACAATAACCGCAGTTTGTTTTGCCATTTGTATGCAGAATAAATTATAATTAGAATTAATAAAATCCACCAATAGTTTAAAATAGATTCTTTTCTGTCTATATTTTTAACTTTAGTGTTTTCTTTAGTAGAACTTTTAGCTTCAGTATGCTTTATAACTTGTTTTAAATCGATTTGAGCAACTTTATTTGTATTTTGATATGTAGTATTGTCTTTACGTTTTTTAATGCGTAATTTCACGTTAAAATACGTTTTACCATTTACGTGTATTTCTTTAGTAGAATCTAACGGAATTATACAAATTTCAGTTTCTTCAGTATTAAAATCAATATTAGTATTATCATCTGTAGTTTTAATAGATTTAGAACTGTCTATTTGTGTTGTAGTCAAAGATGAATCTTTTTTAATTTCTGAAGTGTTTACTTGTACTTTTCTTGAACCACAAGATAGTAATACTAAACTAACTAAAATATATAAATGCTTCTTCATTTCTTCTTAATGTTAATCCACGTACTACTTTACCTCCTGCTTTATTCCATCGTAAAAATTGGTCTTTTATCTTTGGATTCTTTGCGTTTTCATTTACCATCTTAAGCAAAGTAGATAACTGAAAAGCAGATACCCCAATATTGTAACAAATAGAAACTAAACTGTTAAACTGATTTTGATTAATAGGGTAGGTAACTAACTTATTTACTTTATCAGCAAATCTATCAGCTATTTCTTTAAACATTTCAAACGCTTCTGCTTCTGTAATTGGTTTGTCTAATAACGTTACTTTTTTACCATTCGAATAGTAAGTATTTCCGTAACCTATCGTGGGAACTTTAGCAGAACACAAATATGGTTTAGCACTAAACCCTTCAAATTTTGTAATTAACCGGTAACCTTCTGAGTTTAATTTCATTTAGAAAATGTTTTAAAATAGCATTCATATACGACCTGTACCTGCTCAGCGGTAAGCCCATACTTTTCTCCTACCTGCTCATATATTTTATATAGGTCTACATATAAGGCATTAGCTCTTGTAGCTTTCTTATATTTTTTCATCTTCTAGTAATGAATCTTTTTTATCTCCTCTGTTCTGTTTAGTAGGCAGCTGTTTTTCAACTCTGTTTTTTATCTTGTCTAGCTTATCTATATAATCCAAAGAGCTGTCCATAAACATATTTATTAGTTTAGCTGTCTCTTCACTTATCCTAGTCGTTTTTAGAAAATCATTTATTTCATACATCTTCTCATAGAGTGTGTCAAGCAATGTTCGCTCTGGGCTTTTTTGTATTAGTTCATATGCTTCTACTAGTTGTTTATCAAACCTAAAGTCAGCATTGTTTAAAAAATCTCTACATACAAGCTGCATGCGCTCTTCCTTTCTCATAGGATAAAACTTGCTATCGTAGTCATACACAAAAGCAAGTGCCCACATAAGCCTTGAACTTTCTTCTTTATTCTTTGTCTTATCCTTGTCATATAAATCCTTAAATACCTTAGGGACCTTCATGACTGGATTCATCTCCCAGAAATTTCTATCTTGATTAAAAACGACAAGCCCCATCTTATTTAAAATTTATCTTTATCTCCCCCTTTTTAACAACAGAAGAAAGCGCTACCGATATAGTACGCAGTTTCCCTTTCTTTATAATGATCTTTTTCTTCTCAAGTCTTCTAATCACATTACTGAAGTATTGAGTCTTATACCCTGACTTAGCCTTAGCCCTTTGATATATTTCTTTTGTAATCAAATCAGTAGTTTCGTCTAATAAGAAACAAAGAATCTCCCGCTCTACTTTAGTTAAGTTGAGTATTCCGTTGAGTCCTGCTACTATTCGGCTGGAGTATCCTATTTGTCTTACTTCAATAGTTTTCATCTATTCCTTTTCATCATTAACCCTCACGCCTAAGGTTTTGTATTGTTCGTTTTCTATTTTCCTGTAATCATCACTTGTGATATACTTTATTTGTTCTTCAGTTAGTTTACTTATATCAATTAAAAGGCATCCTACTGTTGATTTGGCATCTGCTATCCCTAATTCTTTTTTAGCAGTTTCTACTCTAGTAGCATTTATTGCTTGTACTATTTGATGTAATTCCCAAATCGAATCGAAATCGATGGTGTATTTTTTTGGCATAGGTTATTCTGTCGATTTTATAATTTTATTAGTTATATCTTTTAATAGTTTAGCATTATAATTTTTCAACTTTTTAATAGTTTTTTCTTCTTTTAACTTTCTGCTTAATGAATCCTTTATATATTCAGCTTCAGCATCTGCTATATTGTAAATTAGTATTTCAGTTCTTGGCTTTAACCCATATATTTTCCTAGCGCTAAAGTCACATACTCTGCTATCGTTAATCATAACAACCTTTTCCATAGCATCAAATACTGCTTTGTTTAGGTTGTCTACTACGTCAGGTTTAGTATCTTTATAAATAATTT